ATAAGATCTCCAATAGCCATCAGAGAAAGTTTTCCAAATAATATTCCACAAGACGCTGCTCCACCGGCTGTGCCGGCACACTCGCTATAAAGCTTGTCTTCATATGAAGACTTCCAGGTATATCCGGCCATTTCTACAATCCCTCGCACTGCTTCAACAACTTTTTCTGCGCCCCAGTCTGTAAAGTCCTGCCACGCACCAGCTTCTTTTAGGATTTGCTGACCTGTCATGGATGCAAGCACGCCATCATGAGCAGCATGTGGTGCTGTTGCCTCTCCAGTTGTAAGCTTGCTCCAAAGATCTTCGAAGGCATAACCTACAAGCTCTGCAGCCAGTTTTGCAGCCGACATTGGAGAAGACGCCTCTTTTACAATGCGTTGTCTCTGAGTCTGCGTAAGAGGCGGGTGTCCTGCGGTCTGAACAATAGCATCAATTCCATCAAGGAGCTTTTCAGCAACAGCATCAGTCCAGGCCATATCTGTAAGCCAGTTGGCGTCTTTTACCAAAAGAGCTTCTCTCTTGCGAGCACGCTCTGATAAAACACGATCTTCTGCTTGCTTTAGAATAGCTTCACGTCGGGCGCGTCGAAGATTCATAGCCTCTGTGACCAAGCTATCAACGGCTTTATCATCAGCGGCATCCTCTAACTCATCAGCGGCATCCGAAACGTCGCTAACCTCATTTGCCTGATCTTCGGCATAGTTAACGGCATCTTCATCATTGACAGCATTATTAAGATCATCAGCAGCATTATTAAGGTTTATGGAGTTTGCAAGTCTAACCAAACCCTTGGTCTCTCCAGTGATTTGATCAGCATCTCGAATTGCAGAAGATGCTAACTTAACAAATTCGCCTCTTTGAGAAGCAGAAAGCTTAGAAATATTATCATAAGTCTCCGCAACCATAGATAGCTCATCTGCAGCATCATCCAATCTACGATAAGACTTCTTCAGATTAGTAACAATATGGCTAGAAAGAGCACCAAGCTCTGCGCTTATATCTTCACCCTCTCCACCTTCATCCTTTCCTGTAAATACATTTACATCAACATCTGCCAGTCTCTCGTCTTCAAGTTGTCCAACTAGATCTCTAACTTCATCAAGAAGCTGCTCTATTTCAGCAAGTCTGCCATCAATGGCCTCTGCTGGAGCCTGATCTTCACCTTCTTCTTCTCCTGCACCCTCTTCGTCTAACTCTGGAAGTTCTCCACCAGCTTCGGGAAGCGGAGGAAGTTCTCCACCCATGTCTGCTCCACCAGCTTCGGGAAGCGGAGGAAGTTCTCCACCCATGTCTGCTCCACCAGCTTCGGGAAGCGGAGGAAGCTCCTGAGCAGTCTTCAGAAGTCCAGAAACATAGTCTAAGCCAAAGGTGCGGATTTGATCACAAACTTCTTTTCCATATTCCTTGCTTTTAAGCCAATTCCAGTTATCTGCTAATTCTGCACCAAAAATATCACCAGCCGTAGCTGACACAACTCTCTTCTTGCCAGCAAAAACCTCAAACACACTGCCTCTGTGATTAACCGAGCCATTCAAATTGCGACTAACGCTAAATCGTGTACTCAGAGAGGGACCATTATAACCCCTCTTGTCAAGGCCAGAACCATTAAGGGAGGCTCTATGCAAATTTTCTTTGGTTTGTGCATCTCCAGGAAAAACTCCTGTTGCTCCACCCATATTTCCAGTTTGCTGCATTTGCTTATCCTGGCTATCTCTTACGCTCTTATAGTCCTCAGACTTATAAGTATTAGGCTCAGCGCCATCTGCTCCACCTTGCATATAGGCAAGCCTCTTAAGCCTTCTTTCCTCTAATTTAGCACGGCTAAGCTTTTCTTTGGTTTCTTTATCACCAGGAACCATACCATCTGCTCCGCCCATGTTTCCATCTTGCTGCATTTGCTTATCTTTCTTAGAATCATATGTTTCACCCTTGAAAGTATTGGGTTCAGCACCATCTGCTCCACCTTGCATATAAGCATTGCGGCGGCGAAGTTCTGCTCTTTTTCTTAATCTAGACTCATTCATGATATCCTCCATTATTGAATTAATTGAAAAGTCATCTACAAAATCGCCGCTATTATTAACCTGATTGGCAATTTTAACGTTAATGTTGCGATTGGGGTTATTAGAGGCGAATCCAGTTAAGGGCTCGCCGCCGGTCGGATGCACTTGTGATAAAATATCATCATCAGGGGGGAAGTCGGGTAAATTCCCGGTATCTACTTCACCCTGTGCTCCTCTTCTCGGATTTACTGCACTGTAATCAGCAACACCCCCTGACAATACAGGCTCTCTTCCAGGAATATCTTCCTGTAGAGTAAATCTTTCGGCTGGTGCCGAAGATGTATCTGGCCTAGTAATTGTCCTGGTTGTTCCTAATTCACTAATTAAACTATTTATTACGGACTTAACTTCAGCAGATACTGCAGGGTCGCCTAAAACATTAGCCGCCTGAGATACTGCCTTTAAAGCTTCTGCGAAATTTCTGCTACCTTCTGATGAATCAGTAAATTCATCATCGGCATTTTTTAATAAACTATTATTCTCCAAAAAACTTCTTACAATATTTCTTCTTTCCTCAATTGAGCAACCGCCTGTGCCGCAGGCGGTTTTCATTATTCCTTCCAAATGTTCTGCTTGCTTTAGATTTAATCTACCAAGCATATTATCTACATTATCTATTCCATAGTTCATAAACTCATTTTTATATTCTTGCAAAGATGCTATACATTTTAATAATATTGCTCCAGGCTCAGCAGGTTGAACTACCAAACTATATTCGATTGGTTTGAGTCCAACATTAACTTCTCCATGGGCTGTTTTGTTTAAGATATGATTGCAATATTCTTTTTGGGTCGTTGCTCGATTTCCACATTCAGAACAAATTGATGTCTCAACAGCCGTGCCCATTGACCCATATCTAACTAATCCGGTTTCAACTTTTCTTGCTAAATCTGGATAATTTATTTTGTCTAATGCACATAACCCTATAACTTGTTTAAATTTCTCATCATAATGAGTGTCTAAAATTATTCCTCTGATTCCATCTACAGAACTTGATTCATGATCCCTGCAAAGAGGAAGCCCTACCCAGCTGCTTGCAGCCTTCTTTAGTTCAGATTCTGGAAATATATCTTTATTATTATTCCTGTGAGGTTGAACATTCCCACTCCAGGCCCAATTTTCATCATAAAAGCCCCAAGCGTTTTCTCCGTTTGCTGTCTTTTTAATATTTCCATTATCGTCTAGAAGACATGATTCTGCTGCTTTTAAAAAAATTATTGAAAAATAAAGAAAATCATCAGACTTGGGAGCTATAGTCCTAAGCTTATTAGCAAGCTTGGAAAAACGCTGTACTAATTTGGGATTAGCAAGAATTTCTTGCTGATCATGTCTGGCCACAATATTGTTCTCTGGAGAAGAACATATTTTCTTAAGCATAGCAAACCCTTCTGAAGAATAATGGTAAATTCAAATATTTATATAAATATTAGTTTTTTATACTTTTTGTGTAATTTTTTTTTGAATTACATAGTTTTTTATTGTTTGTTTCTTCAGAATCTTCAGAAGAATATCTGTTTAAAATCTTAATTCTTCTATTTTCTTCATCCTTAGAGTCCAGATAAATAGCATTTTCTTCTTGATTATCAGATTTATCTGATTGCTCTTTAGAATTTTTAACTATGATTTTCTTAGTCTTATCGCCAAATTTAATAAACATACCTACTCCGATAAAATTAATAGACCCAAAATATCTGAATTTATATAATCATTTGCTCTAGAAAGAACGGTCCTTAAATCATTAAGTGTATTTTCTGAATTTTGAGTTTTCTGAGAACATTGATTGACAAAATCATCAGAATCTAATATTTCTATTAAGTTAAAAATTTCTTTAATAACCTCAGAAGCATTCTTTGCAGAAGCTGCAATGGCGCTGATTATTTCAGATGTTGTTGAAATATCTTTGATTTCATTTAATATTTTAATTCCATTTTTAATATTTATTAACATTCTTTTTGTAATTCTAGAATTTCTTTTAGAAGACTGACTGTACTTTCCTTTGCTATTAACAATAGCTTCATTATTTCCTTGAACCTTTTGATATTCGGAAAGATTTTTATTAAAATTTTCAATTAAATCATTGCACATATCTTTTGATCTATCAAAATATCTAGCAGCATGCTTCGCCTTACTCTTGACATCGTCTGGAACTGGAATTCCTGCAGATTTAATCAAAGAGCCACTGTATAGTTTTATTTTATCTCCAGAGTATTTCTCGCCAAGGGCTGAAAAGATATCTTCTGTGCTATAAGAATCTGGGACTCTCAACAGGTTGCTAGCTATAGAAATTTTTGATCCAGTTTTAATTTCAATTTCTTTTTCAATAAAATTTTCTAAAAGAGCCTTATCATTATTGCCTCTTGATACAAAAACAATAAGATTTTTAGAATCTGCTGCAGCCTTTTGCACCTTGTCCAAAGCCTTATTCCTCTCTGTGTTATCAAGATTTTCAAATCGCATACACTCATTAGGAATCATTGAATAGTTAGCATTAATTTTTTGATAAAAACCCTTAGAAACTATGTCTGATAATCTTACGTCTACATAGCCCTTTTTATCTATAGAAAAAACCTCATTATGTAAGCCTTGATACATTCTGCTGTCTTCATCAGGAGCTTTGTGTTTATATAGTTTTATTTTAATTTCATTATTTAGAAATAAATTATCAATATCAAATGCTATAATTTCTTTTGATACTTTATAATTTAATGATGCTTTTTTAACTATTTGTGTAACAGAATGTTGATTATCATTGTTATTAATAACATAAATTTTATTATTTAATATATTATAAAATCCAGTATTTAACAAATTAGACCTTTTAAAAATACATTTGTCAATACCAATATTTTTAATTATATTAGCCATTTTAAACAAATCACTATCAAAGTCTGATCCATATTCAATATAAATTGAATTAGACTCTTTAATGCCTAAAACATCAGAAAGTCCACCTGAAATTTCTAAAACGCTACTAACTTCAGAGCAACTGTAAACCTCTAGCGAACCTGGCTGGGCATTTCTGCAAATCTTTTTTATTTTAGAATCTTTATCTATAAAGATAATATCAATTGGATAACTAACACTTCCCATGTGATAGAAAACGTCTGTGGGCCTGTCGTACGGAAATAATAATCCTGCTTCTTTTCCTAATTTTGAATAAACTTGAAGTCCATCTATTTTTTCTCTATGAGTTTTTGCAACATCACACTTAAAAATAATCGAAGCATCATTATTTTTTTGGTCTCCATAATATCTAACTACAGCCATTTTATCTAAATTATTTTTTGCAACCAAATATTTACCAATTTTATTTATATGATTATCTATAATAACGAATCCAAATTTTTCTATAATTGAAGATATATCAGTTGAATTTTGTGATACTATCAAGCCGCAGCTAATGGCCTTTAAATTATTACAGATATTATTTAAAGTAATTTCTAATATATTATTTTCTTTTGGCGCACTTGTTATGTAGAACCCATCAAATTTATTTCTAAAAGAATGAAACATTGGATTGCCATACTCTTGATGAAACTTATGTATATTTACTTTATTTGACGTATCCTTGGATAAATTTATTAAATTATGCCCTTCTTTTAAGATTATAGATGCGGCTTCATCTGTTTGTTTCCCAATTCCTAAAATTGTAGACTCTTTTGCAATTAATTGTAAAAATTTTTCAGAAAGCTGCGCCAAAGCTTCTTCCTCATCTTCTTCAATATCTGAATGAATACTCTTTACAGGGAAAATCATACCCTCCTCAATTCCCGGAGGGACCTCTGTCGATACCGCTGCAGGAACTTCTGTTTCGGACATTGTATATTTTCCGGGAACAAAAGAATCATATAGATTAGAATCCATAGCTATATCCATAGCCGAATCTCCTTGTGGCTCCATTGATGAATTCATTTCTGAAAATGGCGGCCAAGATAATTTTCTCATTCTAACTCCCAAAAATCATATACTTTATTATAAAAAATAGCAGAATTATAGCCTTTTTGCCAACTCGCTTAAAACCACATTTATAAAATATGGGTCTCTTCCGTTTAAAACATTTTTAATAAGACTAAGGCTAACCCCTATGGCCGCACCGCCGGGTGAGCGTTTATTTGCAATTTCTAAAACATTAAATTCACTAATTTTGTTTGAAACATTATCATAAGACCTCTGCCTAGCCTCGGGAGACATTCTTGCTATCATAACTTTTATTACATTGTGTAGCTGTTCAGCCACATATATAGAGTTTTGCTCAAGCAATTGTGCATTTTTATCTATATCATTAGACATATTCTTTCGCCTTAGCAACGCTTCCTTGGAAGGCTTCTCTTTTCGCTTTTAATATATCATTATTTAAATTAATATGTAATTTTAATAATTTATTATACTGATTAGTCACTTTTACTAGAACCTCATTCTGATTAGTAATATCTGATTCTATAATCTTTATTAATAAATCTCTAAACAACCCGGGGTAGTCCAATGTCTTTTGGGTAGCTATCTTTTTAATTAAAAAATCTGAAAAATTAGCAAAAGCAATATCATCTTGCTGATCCATTTCGTCTGATATGTTAATTAATAACTCCATAAGATCATCATAATCCATTCTTTTGTTAAAACTTTTTCTTTTTCTGCTCAAAAAAACGGGAGCCTCTTCCTGCTCGCTATGCATAGCGGGCATTACAGGCTCTCCAGGGAGAGCAAACCCTCTGCCTATACCTTTGTCCGCGCTTCCTGAAAATCCCTCCTCTGCTTCTGGAGTGCTAGGCAAATCACAAGGGCTCACTTTTGGTTTTAAGCTTAGTTTTCTATTTCTGTAAGATTTCTTTTTCATTTTTTAACCTAAGATTTTCTTTTTGCTCTTCCAAATCCAGGAGACATAACTCTGTCAGCCAAAGATTTGCCTTTACGCTTTTTCACTTTAAAGCCTTTACCTTTAGAGTCTTTTAATTTGCCTCCTCCGATTACTAAATCAGAAGGTGTAAATGAAACTCTTTCTCCACTCGGAGATACAGTCTCATAGTATGGGGTTGTACTGGTTGCGCTAGAAATTTTTACCAAACCATCTAATAATGATTTATCATCAGCCGTAACTGTTCTTGTTCCTCTCGCCGCCACCACTCTCATTAACTCAACATTATCATCTCCAGGTGGCAAAACATTTTGAATTGCAACCGGAATAAAACGAATACTAAGCTCTGCCCCTGGCAAGCCCCCTGTGCCTGCGTTGGTCTCTACGGTCACTCCTCTTATAAAGGTTGCAAGCCTATCGCTTCCAAAGGCGGGAAATGTTATTTTATTACTTCTTATAAAGGCCTCTAAAAACTCCATTCCAGTCCCAGCAGAATTAACTTCTCCTACCATATCGCCATGCAAAACAAGATTAATAACAGGCTCATCTGTTGGGTGCATTCTTCGAGCCTCAAACATCACTACGCCATACCCATGTGGATCCATTATAACTAACGGCGGATCTGGACGAATCTCTAATATTCCAATGTTATCGAAAACTCTTGCGAAAGGTATAGTGCTCCTTGGCGATGAAGGCCCTTCTTCCGGACGGGACTCCTCCTTCTTAGAGGTTAATGCCTGGTTTAAACTTGATATACCAAAGCCTCTAATGGCTTTATGCCACTCCTCTATAGCCTTATACAGTCCTTCAAGTTGCTTTATATCAGCATCAGTTTGCTCTCCTGCCACAAACCTGGCGCTAATACCGGTTGAGTCAATATCAGATCCAGGGCCAATTATAATCTTAAATGATTCTATTGCTTCAAATTTTTGCCTTAAAGTTGGAATAAGTTGAAATATAATTATACGATAAGGGCTTTCATCTGAAGATATTCTTGTGTTTTCATCTGCACCTTTGTATTGCGCTCCTAAGACCTCAAGATTTGTTGTAAGATTAGGCTTGAGATCTTCAAATAAATCACTTGCACTTTTTAACAGACTAATAAAATCTTCAAAATTACTATTATATATATTTCTACCAACCAGAATAGCCTCAGTTTGAAAAGATTTTTTTGCCTTTTTGTTAGCGTCCTTTGTTACTTCCCAAAAGGCTTCTGTTTTGACCTTATCCTCTAAGCCTCTTGTTGTAGGCAGGAGTCTTTCTCCTTCGTTCTTAGGCTCAAATGGAATATGACCCGTCAAAACAGAGCTTATAAGGTTGGGGACAAAAGACAGAATATCTCCAGCCCAGCCACCACTAGTTTCTTTTGCCATATCTGCTCTGACGCCTTTTTCTATACCTTTGCTTACAAGATTCAAAGAAACTTCTAACAATTTTCCGAATTCTTCTGACTCTTCTGCAGTACGAGTCGTCGGAGGCTCAGGAGACATAGAGTCGTCAGGAGGCATAGAGTCGTCAGGAGGCATAGAGTCGTCAGGGAAAATAGGCTCCGCAGTATCTTGGCCTTTCTTTATAATCTTATTCATTACAGCCCTCCCTCTCCGCCTGGAGGTCCCATCGGCCCTGGAGGGGGCGGGCCGCCAAGGCCTTCTAATCCGCCCATCTCGCCGCCAGGAGGAGGCACACCCGGCAGACCTTCAGCTGGAGCGGCCCCCAAGCCCTCTGGTGGTTCCGTAATTGCTTTATTTGGATCTAGCCCCATCAGTTCGGCCAGCTTCATAGCTCCTAATGCCTGTTGTTCTTTTACAAATATTTGCTCATCAATCATTTCCTCTCTAATTCTACGACGTTCATCCTCATATCCAAGGCCAAGACTCCTATGAAGAGTCTGCATAGAAACTTGTTTGTTTCCTACAAATTGTCCTATTGATGTAATAAAGTCTGCCATATCATATAAGTTCATATGATTAAAGTCTATGGATGGAACTAATAATCTTTTCTCTCCATCTCTATATTCAAAAAAATCTTGAATCTCACAAATTGGTGCAAAAACTTTTCTTTCTAACCATTTTTTCATCATATTTCGGAATATATCATATCTCTGCCTAAGAACTTCTAGCCCAACCGATGAACTGGCATATGTAGCAGACTCTTGATCCATTAAAGCCTTAGGAGTCATAAGTCCGGCATATAAATTATTAATTATAAGCTCAACATCTGTAGCTATATCCATTGTTTGTCCGGAAAAGCCAGCTCTTTCTATAGTAACTCCACCGTGTGTTACGATCTTAAAATCTTTATCATACTGAGCTTCTTCTAATAGATTTTTGAAAGCCTCAATGTCAGCTTGAGTCGGCCTATATTCATTATCTCCAGTCAACTTTACCAAAGTTAATGGATTTACCATTCCATCAGCTTGTGCAAATTTGCATTCGCGCAACTTATCATAAAGCATCAGATCTTTATATATAGAGACTATAACAGAAGTTCCTCTTACGTCATAAGGTGAGCTAAGAAGCTTTAGGTGAGATACATTAAACGCATCTAGGGGAATATTCTGCCCCTTTCTAACATAATTTGTAATATGCTTTGGAATATATTTTCTTAAAGATAAATCAGCGGGAGATGTCGAATTTATAATTCTTTGAAGATTTGCATCTGGCCTTAGAGAGATTAATGTATGATTGCCTATTACAGATTTTTTCACATGAACATAATCTGGATTTAATATAGTTATTCGATTCCACACTCCCAAGTTTTCATCCAACTCTGCATATGGAAAAGCCTCCCCCATCTTCCAAAATTCTAAGGCAGCACCATAAACAATAGAGTATAAATCAATTTTTTCAGCCATTTCCATAAAAAATTGCTGTACTTTTTTATTTTTACAAGTTATATTTATCTTGCTAATAGGATATGAAGCATGAAGATTAATCGCGTTTCTAACAACAGGGTGTGTATCATAAAAAACACGATTCCATGCGTTCATAGTTACGCGGTCGCGAGGTAAATTTAGATTAGCTAATTGAAATAAAGGAGAATAAATCTCAGGAGACATACGGTCTGTTGTGCCAGATAGGCTGGGGCTAGACATAGGCGAAGCTATGGACGCATTTTTAATTAAATTTAAACTATTTTTTCTAAAGCTTGGGCTGTGAGCTACTGATCCATGAATATTGTTATTCTCTAATGCATCCATCTGTTGATTTGTTGCATCTGAAATCTGTGCCCTTCTAACCTCAGAAATAGAGTCTGCGGCTTTCTTGGAAATTTTTGTTGGCGGTCTATCGGTTCTTCTCATTGTTTACACTCTCCTTTTGACATTTGCCAATGTAGATCTTAAATAATCTGACTTTCTCTCTAAACCAGGTTTAATAGTAAAACCTTTTGTTATATCAAATTTATATGCTATATAGGCATACATAAGAGCCATAAGTCCATCGTTGGGGCCTGGGCCTTTTACAAATGTTTTTATTGGTTGTCCTCCTGTGATTCTAACCTTTGACTCCATAGAAGTACAATGATCTATCAACCACTCCAAATATTCATAGCTTTTCCAAGGGAATCTTATTTTGCCTTTTCTAAATAAATCAAATAATTCATCAATCAAAAGATCTTTATTATAAGATATTATTAATTCGTCCTCTCTATATTTAATAGGCTTTATCAAGCTTCCGCTGCCTTGTGCTCCTAAAAACTTCTCTCTATAAAGAATTTGAAGATCCCCAACAACATCTTGCCCAAAGAACCAGTCCGACACTCCTCTTTGAACTCCAAATCTTCTATACATTTCTTTTATTGTATCTTTCTTAAAAGAAAAATTATTTTTACGTAATTTATGAGCATGCTCTATAGAGAGAGTCCCGTCTGGTGTTGCTGACAAAACAACTACACATGAATATGATTGCCCACCTTTTGAGT